TTCTATAGAAGTTCGCCGCCGCTTAGAACTCTTGAAGAGCAAAGCCACTATAGCTAGCTTCGGCGGACAATTCGGTGCTATCAATTATAGTGTTGATCAATTAGTCAACATGTCATTCTTGGAGTTCCAAGAAAGGATAGTTCCTTATGTGGAATTGTGGATGAGAGAGAATAACGTTATAATAGATGGACTGTCGCATGGAAATCTCCCAGGACTTACCGACCTAAATGATGAAGACGCAAAAGAACTAGCAGAAAGGGCCTGGTATAATGTAATAGCCGGCGAGCGTAATAGCGGACGAACCCCTTGGGGCAATCCATCAATGACATATTATAATGATGTATATAAACACATCTTGGGAGACTTTGACCGTAGTCAAAGGGACGACCCAAACTTGCTGATTTTAGCAGAATCCTCGGGTTATCTCAACATTAATAAAGAGATCTCCCCTGGGCTATTTACTCCTAAACAATATTTTGAAGAATTCGGAAGGTTCTATTCTGCCCTTTGGGAGAGCAAGCGATCATCTCGCAGCGGACTTGGCGGCGGCGGACTTCCTAACTGGACGGGTGAACGAAATGATCCAAATAATATTACCCCATTTATAATGCGAAATGAAACACAGATACTACGCGCAATGTCTGCTTTATATACTGACATTTCACGCCGAGCAGCGGCTATAGAAAATATTCGGACTGAGAGAAACTCTCTAGAGAAACTAATTATCGAGTAATGAGTAAAAGACAGGGTATATCCCCACAAGTACCATTGGTGTACGATTATGTAGACGGGCCTTATCGACTTAATAAGACGATTGGGCAGACCCTTAAGCAAAATTTTAAAAATCTAATCCTCACTAGTCCTGGCGAGAGAATAATGGAGCCAGAGTTTGGCGTTGGGCTCCGACGATTTCTGTTTGAGAACATCGACGGTGATATAATGGCTGATATTGTTTCTCGGATAAAAGAACAAACTGGGACGTATATCCCTGCCATAAATTTAGTTTCTATTGATTTTATCACTAGTGATGAAGATGCAACATTAGCCACAAACCAGATCACAGTAGCCATAACTTATGATATTTTGCCGGCCAATGCAAGAGATGAGCTAAAGATTACTTCCACTATGACTAGTTAGTACTAAGGAACAATACACATGGCTAAAAAACCCATTAACTATACTAGTAGGGACTTCCAGTCAATACGTGACGATTTAGTAAATTATACAAAACGTTACTACCCAACTACTTTTAAAGATTTTAGTGAAGCTTCCTTCGGCTCATTGATGCTCGATTTAGTATCTTATGTTGGCGACCAACTGTCATTTTATGCAGACTTCCAGTCTAATGAGACTTTCATAGATTCAGCGATCCGCTACGAGAATGTAAGCCGGCTAGCTGAGACTTTTGGCTATAAACATCAAGCCGCTGCCAAATCAACAGGACAGGTTGCATTCTATATTATTATACCAGCAAAAGCTAATGCCCGCGGCCCAAACATAGATTATCTCCCCATTCTTCAACGAGGGACGGTCTTGTCTTCAAACACTAACAGCGTCTTCACTCTAATAGAAGATGTGGATTTTTCTGCTGAGAATAATGAAGTCACTGTCGCCCGAGTAGATAGTATAACGGGAAACCCAACATTTTTTGCTGTTAAAGCATTTGGACAAGTAGTTTCAGGGAAAAGATATATGGACACTATGTCTGTCGGTGACTACCGTCGTTTCCTCCGCCTAGGGCTGTCAAAAGCCAATATTACAGAAATTATGTCTGTGAAAGATTCACAAGGAAACGAATACTACGAAGTAGAATATCTATCTCAAGACGTAGTAATGAGTGAGGTTAGAAATACAGCGTCTGATAGGACAGCCGTTCCATATATTATGAGATTGAAACCAGTACCTCGCCGATTTGTTGCCCAATATGGAGTAGACGGGACAACTCATATTCAGTTTGGATATGGGTCAGAAGATAATCTTACTGGTGATTTAATAGCTGACCCTGCCGATGTTGTCTTGGATGTTAACGGAAGAAATTATATTACAGATAAGACTTTTGACCCAACAAACCTTATACAAACAGATAAATTCGGTGTAGTTCCAGTCAACACCACTTTGACGGTGGAATATACAGCCAATACAGCCGGAACTGTCAACGCTGCCGTTGGAGCAGTCAGTAGGGCAATTACTCCCGTCTTTAATTTTAGAGACCAGGCTAGCCTAGATTCAACATTAGTATCGTCGGTTATTTCCTCCCTGGAGGTGGAAAACGAAGATCCCATCCTAGGAGACACTAGTGTTATTCTGGCAGACGAAATCAGGGAGAGGGCATCGAGCGCTTACGCTTCTCAGAACCGTGCTGTTACGAGATCTGACTATATTAGTCTTATTTATCGGATGCCGGCAAAGTTTGGCAAAGTTAGAAAATGTAATGTCATACGTGATCCCAACTCTCTTAAAAGAAATCTTAATTTGTATATTTTATCCGAAGATACAGACGGAGACCTTGTTCAGCCAAATCAGAATCTCAAAGAGAATGTTAAGACATGGATTAACCGGTACCGAATGATAAATGATACTATTGACGTTTTGGACGGGAAAGTAATTAATATTGGTATTAACTTTAAGATTATAGCAGATTTAGAAACTAATAAGTATGAACTGTTGCAGACATGCACGGATAAGCTAATCCGAAGATTCCTGAATGTTAAATTTGATATCGGAGAGGCTGTCTATATCTCTGAGATATACAAACTTTTAAATCAAGTCCCTGGCGTAGTAGATACCACAGATGTAGAATTAGTTAATCATGTTGGCGGCGTATATGGAAACTATATTTATAACATTGATTCAAATATGTCAGATGACGGAAGATACTTAGTAATTCCTCAAGATACAGCCGCTCAGATTTTATTACCTACCACAGATATTGCAGGAGTTATAACTTAAAATGGGTATTAAGAAATACTATGCCTCAAAAGATAATACCATTACAAACGCTTTTAAGGCAGATTTAAAGCTTAGAGGAACTGGCTCAAATATGGGCGCATCCGATATTCTCGAAACCTTTGTGATACATGGGCAGACATCTGCATCTATCTCGGTTGCCCCTTCGGCAGCCAATGCCGCTAACGCCGAACAGAGCAGAATTATCTTACAGTTCCCAATAAATACAATTAGTTCAGATATGACAGCCGGCACATTACCGTCTGACTCCGGAAGTATCAAATTTTATTTAAATATGTACAACGCCCCTCACGGGAATACTGTACCGCTTAGTTATAGCCTAGATGTCTATATGCTATCTCAGTCTTGGGACGAGGGCCGCGGGCTTGATATGGATAACTATTCTGATCTAGGTTATTCAAACTGGCTAAGTGCCTCCAGCGCCCTTCGTTGGCAAGAAAAGGGATCCACAGCCAGAGAGGGCGGCTCTTATCTTGACTCGCCAACCTCAAGTGTGTTTTTCGAGAGTGGGCTAGAAAATATAAAACATGACGTATCAGAACTTGTTTATAGCTGGATTAATGGAGCAACAAATTCAGGACTTTTACTGAAGTTCCCAGATAGTATAGTTTCTGGCTCTGATACCATGTATACGAAAATGTTCTTCGGAAGAACTAGCGAATTTTACAATTATCGCCCAACACTAGAGGCCAGGTGGGACTCTTCTAGAAAAGATAACCGTGGAAGCTTTTTTATTAGTAGTAGCTTAGTAACCGCAGACAATAATATGAACACTCTTTATCTTTATAACAATGTTCGAGGACAATTACAGAACATTCCTAACCTAACCAATGATAAATTAGATGTACGTATATACTCCGGCACAACTTCCCCCTCTGGATCTGAGCTACAGATTCGGAACCATAAGCAAAGTTTAGCGACGGTGACAGAGGCTGGGCTCTTAAAAGAGAACGGACATATTATCACTGGAATTTATACAGCATCGTTGGCCTCTTCTAGTTCTTTTACGACCCTTTTCGATGTATGGTCAACCGGTTCTGCCGGAAGCAAAGTCACCTTCTTCACAGGATCTGTAGAACCCTCGTCTGTACAGACTTCAGATATTTTATTCGCTGATGAATATGTAACGACTGTTACTAACCTAGAAAGTTCCTACTTGAAAGGACAGAAGCCAAAACTGCGAGTTTTTGCTCGGAATAAGAATTGGGATCCCAACATTTATACAGTTGCTTCAAAAAATATAGTACCAGATATTATAGAAGATGCTTACTATAGAGTTTATCGTGTTGTAGATAATTTAGACATTATCCCTTTCGGGACGGGTAGCGAAAACAATCAATTTTCTCGTTTATCTTATGATGTTAGTGGAAACTACTTTGAGTTAGATACAAGTTATCTAGAATCCGGATATGCCTATGGAATTCAATTTGTATACTATTTACAAGGTACTTATGCAGAGCAGCCACAAACGTTTAAATTTAAGATAAAAGAAGAAGATAAATGAGTGTTAAGAGTCTTTTCCGGAAAAATAAACAAGCTGTAACCGTTGGCAAATATCTTAAGTCAAGTGCTCCGAACACCTTAGGTAACGGCATAGAGTCTGATGCTCATTTAAAGGCTAGTCTAACCCGCAGCCTCTACTTCCTTCCAGATATAGATTATAGTGACCCAGAAAATTTTGTAAAGTTCGGCTCTGCTAAAGAGTATTATAAAAATGCTTTTTCATATATTGCCAATTATTATCCGTATGATGGTTCGTTCCTGGAAAAAACTAAGTTTTATAATGATTTAGCCCCTATTGAAAAGTATGTTCTTGAAGAGATTTATCCCCGATCAACGGGCTACATTACGAATGGTGCGAATTACGGAGTAATAACTACAGATCCTTCTGGATATTATTCCTCGTCAATAGAACAATTTGTTCGTATTAAGGGCGGGCCACATAGCGGGTCAATATACAACGAATCCCAGGGAAGAACTTCTAACCTAGAATTTGGCGGCGTCAGCGGGAGCAGTGTTGAGTTCTTCTTCAAAAAGAATTCCGTGATTGATAAAGATCGAAGCTCAGAACGACAAGTCATCCTTGATGTTTGGAACGGCGCACCGCTCGCCGATAGTGATTATGGGCGTATGCGAATTGAGATAGCTTCTGGTTCAAGCGGAGAAGATAAGTTTCTTGTCACGTTAAGATCGGGATCAAACGGCTTTGTCACCGCTTCTGTCCCATCTGCGGGAAATATTTCTATATCTGATGGAACCTGGCGCAACTTTGGGTTTGTATTTAATACTTCTGGATCAACTCCGACTATAGATTTTTATACTAACGGGGAATGTATAGAAACAGTAACTACCGGATCCGGAGTCATTAGCTCTGTCACTGGTACAATGATCGCAACTCTTGGTGCCCTACAAACCGATGTCGAGACTGTTGCCGGGGTCGGACAAGGCTACGGAAAACTGTCTGCCTCTTTAGATGAATTCCGTTTTTGGAAATCGGCAAGGAACGCTCAAGAAATTGGACGTTGGTGGTTTGACGATGTCGGCGGAGGGTCTAACAAATACAGTGCGAACGTAGATCTAGGAGTTTATTTAAGATTTAACGAGGGCATTACCCAAACAGCTAGTGTTGATAGGGTTTTATTAGACTATTCAGGACGACTTTCAAATGGTCATTATTTAGGATATGATGAGACATATAGCCGCAACACCGGTTCGGCAATAAATGATTTGTCTATTAAAAATATTGAGGAAATTGCCAGCCCAATTATCAGAACTTCAAATTCTCTTTACCAGACGACCTACACCACCTATGTTAACACAGGAAGCTACTACGACGGCTTAAACTCGGCCCGCTTGCTCAACCATCTTCCGGCTTGGATTATTGAAGAGGAAGAGGACGGTGCAAATGAAATACTCAGCCTTACTCAGATTATTGCAAGCTACTTCGACACAATTTATAATCAGATTACCGCCCTAAAGAACATTAAACACATGAACTATAATAGCGGCAGTTTGTCTGCTTCTATGAATGAGTTTCCGTTTAATGATAGGCTTGTCGAGAGCATGGGTATTGAGACCCCAGAAATCTTTGCAAATATTGGAACGCTTCAACAGTTCCTGAAGAGAGATGAGCAGATAGTTTTTGATCAGAATTTAAAGGATATAAAAAATTCAATATACAAAAACATCTATAATAATATTAATTTCATTCTTAAGTCCAAGGGTAATGAAAAGTCAATAAGAAACTTTATTCGATGCTTAGGTGTTGGTGAAGAAATAATTTCCCTAAACACATATTCAAACAATTCAGACTTTAAATTAGCTTCGTCGTATAAGACAGATTCAAGTGAAAAGAAGTATGTAGATTTCTCTGCACTTCAAGATGTTGATGCAGCCTCTGCTACAGTATATCAGTATTATGATTCGACTAATTCTAATTCTGTAGGCGTGATTAGCGGATCAACGGATCTGCAAGACTTTGTCTTCTCCTTGCAATCAGAAGTAGTTTTCCCAAATAAACAAAACTATCAACTTCTTTCTCATCGTCTTCCCACTGTCATTTCTTCGTCTCTGTTTGGTTTCCATACACCTCTTGATTCGACTGCTTCTTCAGTTGATTTAACCTGGGCATCTGCACCAAATGATTATGGACTCCAAGTTTATGCAGTTAAGAGTCCGGGAGAATACCCAGCCGTTTATGAGCCTGCCGGCAGAGTTATGGATGCATTCTTTCTTGTAAAGGATCGAGCCGGCACAACACTATTAACAAGTAGTATATTCAACAACGTATACGATAATCAGCGATGGAACTTTACTTTATCTTTGCGCCCAAAGAAGTGGCCATTTAATGATGGGGTTCTAGGAGCATCCGTAGCTACTGATGGATATACTCTGCAATTACATGGTGTTAACTGTGATAACGGTGTTGCGAAGACAGAATTTAGTACAGAAGAAGGAATAGCTTACGCCACTGGGCAGTCAATTATAGAGTCTTCAAAGAGAATTTATGCCGGCGCACATCGTACAAACTATACCGGCAGCCTTTTAACTTACGCAGATTCTAAAATTTCAAGCGTTCGTTACTGGACAGATTATTTACCAACTGGGAGCCTGGTTAACCAGGCCCTGGAAGCAGACTCTTATGGTCGAACTAATCCTTCCCGTAATGCTTATTCTTTCCAGACAAACGCTCCGAACGCTTATACTCCACAAATTCAGACACTTGCTTTAGATTGGGACTTTACAAATATTACTGGCAGCAATGCTAGCGGACAGTTTAGTGTTGTTGATTTTTCTTCTGGGTCAATCGCCGGAGAATATGATTCAGACTATCAAGGAACGATGTTAAGTTCTATAAACTTACGTCAACACACCGGGCGCGGCGACTTCTTTAAGGCTAGTTCTACTCCGGTTCGGAAAGAGTACGTTTACACAAACAAACTCCAGGGCCCAGAATATATTAGCAGCGAGGACATGATTCGGGTATTATCATCAGACGACGAAGCCTTCGGGGTGAATATCCGCCCAGAGAACTTCTATTTTGCAGTTGAGCGCAGCCTATATCGGAGCATTTCCAACCGGATGTTGCACCTTTTCGCCTCAATCGATGAATTCAATAATCTTATCGGCGAACCAGTTAATAAATTCCGACTCAATTATAAACGCATGGAGAAGATGCGGGAAATATTTTTCCGGAAAGTAAATAATAACACTATAGATATTGACAAATATGTAAAGTATTATAAATGGCTCGACGACGCCATGTCGGAGATGATTCAGCAGCTTCTTCCGGGTTCTGCTCGCTATGCTCCAAATGTTCGGAATGTTGTCGAGAGTCACGTATTAGAACGACCCAAGATTCAGTATGGTTTCCCGCTCTTAAAAGACCGGTCAAATTTTGGAGAAGGAATTCTAGGCCCCGCCGGTAACGCTGGCGGCGCGCCTGTAGACTTAGGACTAGAGGGCGACCCTCACGATGCAGTTGTTTATCCTCCTGTCGTTCCGCCCGCTCCAAGAGACACTCCGGGCGGTATTAGACCAATTGACCCGCCTCCAATACCAAATCGAGTTATTCCTAGCCCAATCCCGAGATCCCCAGGCGGAGCAGGACTTGGCGGCGGAATAAACCCAAGAGTTCCAAATTATAGTTGGCGGTATAATCATGCCCCTGTCAATAATTTACAGTCGCATAACGCAACTTGGTGGCAACTAAGCGCTGAACGATATAGCAATGTCTTGTCCGGCCCCGGTACACTAATTTATAGCCGCCAATCTATCCAGAAAGCGCTCCAGAGAGAGGTTGATTCAAAAAGAACAGTTAGCTTCGGAATGAGCTTTTCTGGAGATTATAGCTCGGGGGCAAACCAGGCAAAGAACAAGAAGTATAAAATAACAGGAGTAACCTTTGACTCCTTTGAAGAGCAGCCAGATATTGTTGATTCACCTGTCCCCGATGAAAAGAAGCGAGTTAGTTTCCGGGCTACAATTGGCGGACAATCATTTAACGGCGAGCAGATGACGCCCTTTACTGCGCTAAGCACAACAATAACCGCGGGCTATAATGCCTATTTAGCATCAGTTGGGCTGCCGAATGTAGACCTTACGAATATGCATCAGGATGTGGTTCAACCAGAGGGCGGCTCTTCTCCTTTACAGGGTCCATTCACTAGACGCTATGTCGGCGGCACTGAAGCACGCCATAACGCAGCGTTTAGAACAGCAGATCGAACAGAGGAATACAATTTATCGATTTCCGCGGGCGTAGGCACGATCTCGTCGGTATCGCCAACTTCTGCCCCCAAAGGACAGTACCTAAGGGGATTGGCAGCCAAACGGCCGGTAAACCTTAAAAATATTCAAACATCAGTAACAAACCACTCGGTTACTTCTGGGGTTCGTCAAATCGGAAACTTTGAACGCAACTATGAAGTCGTCCTAGGTAACAACAGAGCAGACACAAATATCGACTTTGTTTTTAACACAGATCAATATGATGTTTCCATGCCTTCGGCGTTTATAACAACCCCTTCAATGCGCTCAAATAATGCTACAGGGTCTGCTGATTATGCTGCACCTCGACAAAGACCAGCCCGCCGCACAACCCAGACCATTATAGTCAACACTTTCGCAGCACCTGGCTCAAAGCTTGATTCTAAACAGCAATTTAGGGATGTGAACTCAAATCAGTACTCTCCTAATAACGCGTTGCCTTTCCGTAATATTCCAGTACGCACATCTCTTAATACTCGTTTGTCTGCGCATACTCTATTTGGCGGCTATGAATCAGGAGACCCAACAACTCCTTCGGTTCACAAGGCTCCAAGCAACCAGACTAGAAGACTTCAGATTTCTACAACTTCTCCTTTGGCTTATATAACTGGCACCTTTTACGACAATGCTTTTGTTACCCGGCCTATTCCAGCCGGTGATAGCACACAGTGGTTTATGGCGCTCTCCGGATCAAACACTGGGCTCTATAGCGACTATATCCTGTCTGGAAATCGGTACCCTAATGATATACCAGTCCCAGTAACTTCTTTTGACTCTGACCCTTCTTTCGGCAAAGCGATCTATACTTCCTCTGCTGGGAAATATGAATTTATCTGGGGTCATGACCCTGAGATAGCACCATGGACACAATTAAGAGAGGGATCAACAAATCAGGGATCGTACTTTAGACGAAATAACATATTTGAACTTCCCCCAACTCGTCGTTATAAAATTACAATTCCGTCACCACCTTCTGAAGTTACGTACGGCGGTGGCACAACGAGCAGACAAACTACAGACCGAGCAGGAAATACTTTAGGATATTACTATTCCCAGAGGTTTAAGGAAACGCCCTTGACATCTCGGTATAAGCCCCTTCGTCACGTTGTTCGGACTCCCTTAGGAACTCCTTCAAGAACCGGGCAAACGCTTACAACTCTAGGTATGAAATATAGCTATGGAAACTCTTTAATGGGGTTTGCTAACCGTGAGTTAAACCGTGAAATTCAAGGAAGACTAAAATTTTCGCACGGACAAATAAAAAGACCATATGAGATAATGAGAGACCAAAGAGTCTCAAACCTCCCAGAGTATGTAAACGGGTTAAACCTGATTAAGATATTCGAATATTCTGAAACAATCTACCCAAAAGAAATATACACTTATCTTTCGGGCACCCGCGCAAGATTCTCTTTTGTAAATGATTTCTGGAAGGATAACTCTACTCTACCTGGGGGTTCACCCGCTGCGTTAGCATCTTATGTGAGCCTTCGAACTCCATCTACAAAGAATTACTATAACCGCCAAATGCCTAGGCAAACAGGGGATTATGTCACTTCACAGGGTTATACTATCCTAGCAAAAGAGCAGACGCCCTACAACACGCTAGACCCAAGCTACCCAGAGGCAATAGGTAACGGTTCGGCTTCTATGTGGCCATTGGATACCTACCTGTACGCTGATTATAATTCCTCGCTCGTGGGGGTATTGACAGCATCTATCCCGGTTTTGATGGCCGACGCTGCTACTATGGCTTGCGGTGAGCTAATGATGACTCACTATGGATCAATTAACGATAATATAACAAACTCTTCTTATGCTAATGGCTCGGCATCTTATCAGACAGCCAGTGTTAACTCTGCTCAATATGTTTATAACATCCCGGCAACTCAGCTTGTAACTTTATCCGAAACCCCAGCTACGGCTTCCGCATCAATTACCGCGTCGTTGTACCAGGGACAACCTCTTGAAGCTGCTACGGCAGAGATAACTGTTGGATCGATGGCCGATAGAGCTTCTTTACACGGGGGAGCAGAAATAGTAACCACGCAGGGATCATCCGCTACTGTTTATTTTGAGTTTGATAAATCTACCGGTGGGTTTGTATACGACTCCGCGATGAAGACCTATACCGTTGGACTAGTTGGTTCAGCCGGAGCTACAACAGAGGATATTCGAGACTCCCTGTATGATGCTCTATCTGATTCCGTATCGTCTGTTCCAGTTGATTATTCCGTCAACAAAGACCCATCAGATACAGCTAAAATACAATTAACTGCATCAACCGCTGGCAGTGCGATGAACAGCAAGACCATCTCCTCTATTGTGGGATTATCAAGCGGAATAGGTGTTGTCTCTTGGGCGAATGGCGCTGATGCAGATTTTGACGGGAAGACTTTAATATTAGAGGATGCCTCAGTAACCCATACGATGACTTTTGATAGCAGCGTAACCATTGCCGCATCTTCGCCCTCGATCATAGGTGTTCAAGACGCAACTTCTTCTGCTAATGACGTCGCCGGGGCGATCGCTAGCTCTATCACTGATGCACAAGCCTCGGGATTAATCTTTATATCAGTCAATGGATCTCCAACAGTTGGGATTGTCGATCTTAGTGCAGATAACGCCGGGACTGCGATGAATACAAAGCCAATCACAGGATCTGCGGTAGCAGATGAAGGGTACTTAAGTGTTGTAGCTTTTGCCGGCGGCAAAAATGCCAACGTATCCAATTATTATTTGCCAGAACCCCGCTCACCCGGCGCTGCATATACACGACCATCTTGGACTGCCGGACAATCTCGCAGGTACGTTGATGGCGCAGCCAAAGGAACATCAGCCGATGCCTCTTATCCGTTCTACAATACCTATGAAGATTATGCACAAGATATAAGATTGGCAGCGAAAGATCACACAATTATCCCAGAATTCCGTATAAGCGAGCACGTTTCTCAATATCAGCAGCTTGGGCCATTGGCAGCCACAATTTCATCGTCCCTGTCAATTACAGGAGCCAACGGAGATAATTACAGTGGACTTAATACCTCTTTTTATGAACGCTTCGCCCTAACAGATACACCAGAGTTCCTAGGTGACCTGATGCCAATGAGCGAAGATAATCGTAACTTTATTTTTAATAATCATCCCCGTCATTTTGAACTCTCTTCAAACGCTGTTGCTAAGCTGCTTCCTTATAATGGATTTTATCCCGTAGACAGAACACTGGATATCGCCAAGTCTTTCTATGAGTCATATAACTCACAAGCAGTGTATGAGGGCGATGATGCAGCCACGACTCAAGCCTGGCGATCAATATATAAACCATTCTTTGCTCCAGGAATTTTATATAACTCTATAAAATCTGGTTTAGCGGTTGATTACCCTATTCGCAGAGCAACCAGAAATGATGGCGCTTTCCTGTCTTCTTCGGCTACAACTCCATTAAAGGGAGCACTTTCCGGCACACTTGCTGCTGTAGCGGCAGGACAAGTTCCTGGGAACCAACGCCGCCAAACTAATGAATTAGATTGGTCTGACGCTGACGTTAATAAATTTTTCTGGGGAGATAGGCTCCCTTTTGAATCGATCATGGATCCAGCCAGTTTCTTAGAACAAGGATTTGACCAACCGGTCGTATTATCAGATATTAATGAATATTTACATCACGATGTTAGTGGTTCAATCTCTGCTAAGGGACTAGACGACACCCTTTATAAGAAGATGGTTTCCAACTTCTTAGCCAATGTTCCAAAGTTCTTTTTAAAGAAGAAGTTCAATAAGTTTGGACACGAGGGACACTTAACGAAATTTGTGTCACAGTTTGGCTCACTACCAAAGAGCAGCCAACAGGTAACAAATCCTGAAAGAACTGTTGTAGTGGATAATAAGAGCGCATATATGATGGAAGTTGGACTTCTAAAGACAGACAACTTTAATCTCTATAGTAATCCTTATGCTTTCGGCATACCAACAGCCACCGGTTCAGAAGGCTGGTCAGGACTTACTCCAAACCAAACTCCAAGCGGATCTACGTGGCCTGTCCACCGCGGCGAATTTGCGCCCTTCACTCCCCCCTATTATTATGGTCCAAGCTTGGTTCGGCTATTGTTTGTGCCATCTTCGAGGAGAGAAGAATATACTCTAGAACAGATTATTAACAACGAAGAGGGCGAGTTATTCGTTCAATATTTAAATGAAAGTGGAAGCTATTTTGATGTAGCCAGCGGGTCTTATGTTGATCGCGACGGAAATGATGTCGCGACTACAGCAACCCCTGATTATGGGTGGAACAGGGCTTGGCAAAATCGAATGGATATAGACGCAACAATCAATGTCCACAATCAATTCCCTATCGGCGTTGGCGGAACCTATATCTCTTCTGATCCTAATAAGTGGACAATTATGCCGAAGTGGGAAACTCCCATATTAGATTTCCCTAATCGCTATGGCGGCGGAACTTCTTATGATTTCTCTTCTTCAGTCACACCAAGTGAATACACTTCCTCTGCTCAGGGGATGTGGCACCAGTATGGTGTTACCCCTGATCACAACAAGGGTATTTATCTTTATATTAAGGATATTCCAACTGGGAAAGACGAGGAATATGATCGCGTCGCCCTAGGACAACTTGATGGAACAGGGGGAAATACCGCTGTAAATTATGAATATGTTAAAAAGATTCCCAAGTTTGTAATAGACTCCCAGCGACAGGTAAGATCCTTAGCTGATTTGTGCGGCTTTGATCCCGATGAAATTATCCGGAAGGGTTTTGATCCCAATAAGGCAAAAAGAATGGGAGAATTGCCAGAAGATAATGAGAAGAAACTATCAGAAGCTATAGTTGCTTTGCCAGTATATCGAGATGAAAAGCAGAACATTCGCTTAGTGACGCTGAACGCCCCAGCTAATGAATTGGGTCCAAAAATCAAAGAGTTCAGGAAGAAATTTACAAAATATTCTTTCCCACCTGCTTTAGCAAAACAACTACAAGATCTTGTGCCAAGCGGATATCCTCACATACCTGAAGTGATTAACCCCTTCGGTGATGATGATTATGATGAAATATTGCAGGGAGGAAAAATAAGTACAATCCCTGTAGTCTATCTGATGGAACACGTAATAAACCTCAGCCGCCAAGATCTTGCAGATATTTGGCAAGGCGTGCTTCCGGACATTGGTCGCAACTTTAAACTTAGTTTCTCAGCTATCGATCATTACATGCCAGGAAACTTAGTGGAAGATGGGACAACAAAATTCCCAGAAGTATTAAAGAAGCAACTAGAGCTAAGCGTAGAGAGAACAGGACACCCTAGATATGATTTATTGGACGTTGCAACACCAAACTCTAAGAATGGACTCTTCCCCGAGATTAAATGGCTCGTATTCAAAGTTAAAGAGCGCGGACTAACGGATTATTCTCATATGGTTATGGAAGAGGTTGATGGAAATGCCGCCCTTGGATATGATAACGTACGAGGTTACCTCGCGAGGAGCGGCATGTCCGAGGAGCAACTCACTGCCCTTGATCAGATGAAAGATACTTTCGCTAAAAATAGTTATCTTCTCAAGCACTCTGTCAATAACCCTACCTACAACTGGCCATATGACTATTTCTCACTTCTAGAGCTAGCCAAGATTGATACAAAAGTAGGCTTCCGTCCTGACCTTGAAAAAGAGTATGCAGAGGAAGAAAATTCTTCGAATAATTTGTTGCCAATCAATATTAACATTCCTCCAGGCTCAACATTACCAATGGCGTCTAATCAGCCAGTGACATTATCTTTACTGGCTACGCCAAATAATAACGAAGAGACATAATTAAAGTATGGTAAAGTTTTTAAATCAAAAAGAGGAGGTTATTCGACTAGAACTAACTCCTTATGGAAAAGAGAAGTTCTCGAAAGGCGAACTAAAGCCAGAATATTATGCTTTTTATGATAATGATATTTTATATGACGGGGTGTATGGAGGACTGTCAGAATCTCAAAATAACATAGTCACCCGCGTCAGTACACAAACTCCTCGGTTTGGCCCCCTCGTTCGATTTACCGGAAGCGTTTCCCCGATAGTCTCCATGAGGAGTCTAAATCTTGCTAATAGCTTTAACCAGCAGGCTGAATATACTGCACCTTTTAATAGATATCTTGGTGACAGCAGCCCTTGGTCGGATTATGTTCCATCGTGGCATATCACTATAAACAGATATAGTGATGTTGCCTTATCGGGAACGACTAATTTTCGAGCAGGAAATACTATCCCTGTCGTAAGCGCATCTTTAGTTATTGGGTATGATGTCTCTGCATTGCCGGGCACGGAAGATAATTTTTATAGACTAAGTGAAAACCAAAATATTACTCTAGATGTACAAGAAATAAACACTTTGTTCAAACTCAACGGGAACTATGATGTTGAAATCTTTAAAGTAGATGATTCAAACCAGATTACGGCGCTAGGGTTCATCAACCCAAATACAGAAAATGCTGATAATTTATTCTTTCAAGCAGAGGCTGGTGTTTTAGCCACTACAATTGAGGGCACAGACGATGATATTCTTCAAGCTTACCCGTCACTAGATAATAGTTATGTGGAATATTTCTTGGAAGTCTTAGTTGATCAAGAAGTCCCAGGGATTGAGATGCCAACTCACTCAACGGTTTATCGCCGAAATATAGAAAGAGAGCCGGGCAATATATGCGATATTGTAGATTCTATTGGCACAGCCGAGGATTGGGGATATTAAAATATGTCTATTAGAATGATTAAGGATATAGAAATAAACTCGGTAACACTGGACTCTACAGATAAGAAGGAGTCCGGAACCAAGAGCACAATGTCTGTGTTCTCCTCTTTCCGCTTAACTTCAAAATCTAAATCAAGTGGGCACCTTTCCTTTTCAAATGTAAGAATGAGAGTAGTCGCCTCATACGGCAAGCATTCATCTGAAGTAATGGATTTTATAACTCAGAGGATCCAAGAATATAAGGGATTACAAGAACAAGATGGAAAGTTTTCTGCCAAGGTTCCGGCCCCACAATTTATTTCCTTCATGAAGGGCGACTTTTCCACTAAGTCTGCTGACAAAGGTTGTGAATATTTTTATGACTTCTTGGAAGAGTCACAACCACTATCACCATATTCTTCAAAAATGGCTGCCGTTCAATTAATGTTTAAAAACCAATTTGTTTATAACGGAGATGGAGTAAATTTACCGCCTTCTATGGCAATGTTTGATGCCCCGATCTCTGATCTGTTGGGAACAGAAGTATCTAAATTGGCTAACAAGGGGGACTACGACTCCCTTTCTGAAATCTTGATTCATCTTGATCCTATTCATTTTAAATTCAAGGAAACAGATTTAAAAAACACAAAACAGCTTAGCCTGTATGCCTATATGTACACTCTGTCAGATTCAGATGTTGGAGTATCCCAAATATCATTATCTACAGGAATGACAAATCCTGTTTCAAAAACTCTAATAGGCAACAAGACTATTTGGAAAAGCATATCCTTAGATAACCCAATGATAGGAATAGGGAACAAGCCCAAAAAAGGCACGTTCTCCAAAACTACAACTACATCATCTCCAGATAAGCAAAAGCTGACAATTTTTAATTCTAATAATAATGCCTGGGCTTTATTTTCTAGTATTGCCCAGATAGAAAAGAACCTTACGAGCCCACCTGCCTCTGCCAAAATAACCCGGAGAGAGGGAATAAGAAAAATTGTCAAAAAAGGGAACTACTTCTCTAATTTTTGGCTCACAAAAGATAGTCAAGAGAATCATCGGTTCTCTTTTGCTTTCGACCTAGAATCATATTTGGCAGAACACAGTCTATTCCCGTATCTTTACAGAAATAGAGACACGTCAGTCCAGATTCTTGACGGAACAGGACTAATGGACACTCAGTCTCCGTCATATATTATGAACATGACAGCAAAGAGAATCTTTATAGACCCGCCTTCTAATCTTCCTATTAATAATCTTGGAACAAACGGTTATTCTACTGAACTAGGGCCAAATAGTGATTTCCCGCAGAAGATAATAATGAATGTTTCTAGGCTAGATGATATAGCAATCCCAAATATCGACTCTTCAATCGGGCAAACTATAGCTAAGAATAAGATTTCCTTTTTTGAGGGGAAAGATATTTTAAACGAAGGGGGGGATCCAAATGCAAGACATGATGGCTCTTTTCGTTACGGCGTAGATTATACAATATATGATGCTTCTCCTATTTTTATAAGGGAAGCCCTAAAGCGGTTGATCTTAGTGAGGAATATTTTAGACGACTTGCATTATAAATTGACAAATACTCCATTACGACCAACAGCGGAACACGCTACTTTTGTAGAT